TGGTCAGGCAGAAGCGATTCAAATTGAATTGACAAGAATGAGAGCAAAACTACAAAAATTGTATTTCAAGAGAATGGAGTCCTAACAAGGGCTCTTTCTTTTTTATCGTTTGGAGAACTATTTTTAAAGGGATGGGGAGAATGGTTAAAAATCAAAAGAAGCCGTTGGTGGCGGCTTCTCGTGATGAATTACTTTGTGTAGCATTGCCTGTAATTCATAGGCTTTTTGGTGTCTTTATTCTTCAGAAGGAAAACCAGGTACTCGGGTAAAAGTTTGGATTCCTCTTTCGGCTTAAAGCACTTAGAATAAGAGACGTACTGCTTTTTGACCAATGACCATCACCTCCATCCCTTTAAAAATAGTTCTCCTTTCGATACTTTACATTCTAACTGTGGTTTTTCATTCAGTCAATGTAAATAGCCACCGAGGTTGTTTTAACAAATTGCGGTTCTTATCCTAGAATAGCCGTTGAAAGGAGGTAACAGCCAATGGAAGAAATTATATTTGCGCCGGGGTCTGTTCCGGTAGCGGTCGTTGCCAGGGTGTATGGGAAAGATGCTTCCTGGGTTCGAGCCGGTATCATATCCGGATGGCTTCCTATTGGAAAGGCTACTAGAAACGGAAAGTTGATTACCAACATTGAAGAGATGAATTCGAAGTATGGACGCATTAACTTTTATATTTCTCCGAAGCGGCTCTGGGAAGAAACCGGATATTTATGGAAAGGAGAGAAGCGTTAATATGGGAACAACGATTCGCCCGGAATTATCTGAGAAAAATCCATATTGGATTGAACGTCATCGCTACTATGAACTGAAGCATTTCTGTTTACAGTATCCGATATGGAAGAAAGCATACGCCGCCCTGGATGGGCTTAGCCGGCGGCCTTCTGATATGGAAGTATTTTCAAAGAACGGGGTGGTTGGCGATCCGACTGCTCGATGTGCAGAAGCTCGATCTCACTATTTAGAGCGTATGAAGACGGTCGAGCAAGCGGCGATTGCGACAGATGCAGAGTTATCCACTTACATTTTAAAAGGAGTAACCGAGGGATGGTCCTACGATATATTGAAAGCTAGGTTAAATATTCCATGCTGCAAGGATGTTTATTACAACTTGTACAGACGATTCTTCTGGTTACTGAATAAAGTGAGGGATTGAAATGAAGATTGTAGACATAGCAGTCAAAAAAGTCTATCGCTTCAACTGTCCGAATTGTCAAAGTCGATTGGAGGCGGACAGCAAAGAGGTGGTGGATATCGGAGGAAAGGTGTGTAAATTCCATTGCCCCGTGTGTCGGAAAGAGCGATATATTGCCTGGTCCGACATGAGAAAGAAGATCGTGTATGAGGGCGAAGGAACGCAGAAATAACATCTCCTATTGTGAAAGGAGAGTGACACATAATGGAAGAACTTATGAAAATCAACGCGAAAATTAGAAAACAACAAATTGGTAGACTGTTTGCGGCTGGGGTATGTGCGTGTTGCGGTATTGGATTGTTAGCGAGTTATAGCTACCAAAAAGGTATCACGGCGTGCCAAAAATCAATAGCAAAGTTTTACCCAGATGAGTATGAATCTTTAACAGCGAAGGTTTTAGAAACATTTGAACGGGAAGGGGTTACTAAATTTTAAGAGATTGAGCCAGCAATGGCTCTTTCTTTTTATCCTAGATTAAAACTCAGTACACAGGTATCAGAAAGACATGCTATGTTGATATTTGAAAAAATCCCGGGTGGGAAATTTAGAAAATCATTTTGGAGGAGGAACTATATGAATTTGATAATGGTATTGTTAATCGGTACGAGCATTGGATTGATACTATCGCGATTTATATTCAAAGAAAAACCAGTTGGCTCGCTTAGGGTGGATCAATCAGATCCGGATAGCGGACCTTATTTATTTTTGGAGCTGTCTCATGAAGGAGTAGATGCGATGTATAAGAAAAAATATGTTGTCCTAAAAGTCAACATCCAAGATTATATTTCGCACGAATAACAAGTCCTTTTATGAAACAGTTAATGAATTCACGAAAGGAGAACTAAAATGGGTGAAAACATCAAAGAATTGTTGAACGAGGAGATAGCAGCAGAGATTCAGGCGATATCTTCTCTAGATTCAGGTAGCGAAAAGAAATCAAAGGCTATAGAGGATTTAGCGAAGCTGTACCGTTTGAGAATCGAGGAAAGCAAAAATGAGTTAGACGCAGAAGATAAGCGAAGTCGCCGTACATTGGAAAGCGAGGCAAGTATCCGAGAACATGAGATAAAACAGTCTCAATTGGATGAACAAATCAAGGCAGATGTACAAGATGAGCAGTTTAAGTCCTGCCAGCTCAACGAGCAAATGAAAGATCGATATTTCAAAGTGGGTATTGCTGCGGCAGAACTTCTTATACCATTGATGTTCTATGGTATATGGATGCGGAAAGGATTTAAGTTTGAGGAAACTGGAACTTATACCTCAACAACATTCAGAGGATTGTTTAATCGTTTTAGACCGACAAAGAAATAATTAACCGGTCAGAAAATGAGGAGGGCGTGATTTATACATGTCCTCTTCGTTTTTGCGTGATTTTTACAGATGCTATTATGGAAAGGAGAAGCTACAAAGAGCTCTTTGTCTCTTGACTGTAAACCGGAAGAAACCGTACAATAATAGCGGTTCTTTCGAAAATGAAAGGAGATAATATTTATGAGCCACAAAATTATCAAACCAGAAGGTATTGAATTGATTGAGTACCTGAATAATGGGTATGCGATTTGCAATCGGTGTGGAGCCGTTATGGAGCAAACAGAAGATCCGAAGACTGGATGCGAAATTTATATCTGTTCATCGTGTGGATTAAAGGTGGACGAAGAGGATTACGAGTATGAGTCCGATGAAGAAGTAGAGTGGACGGAAGAAATGCTCGATATGGAACAAGGAGAAATTCCTCCAGCCGGATGTAGAGCCTGCGGAGGACCATATCCGTATTGCAAAACATCATGTATGCTATTTGATGACTAAAAATATTATTGAGAGAAGGTCTATGCTTCGGCATAGGCTTTTTCTTTTTGGAGAATAAACGATGCGATACCATTATAAAAAACCAGAGATCTATTTATCAATGTATGGGAAAGTATATTTTTGCGATCATCCGGTTTATCATTGCTGCACGCTGTTTCAAATTGGAGAAAAGGGACTGGCGGTTATTCAGCAGCGATTTGATGAGAAAATGAAGAGTACCTGGTGGGGAGAAGTCGACCCATGGATTACAGATGATTTATATTTGCATCCTTGCTTTAAAGAATACTTTGATATGCGTTCTGGAATGGCTACGAACGGACTTTATCCGACTGTAACGATTCGTCAGATTATGTGGGCTTTAAAAATGAAACCGATTAAGAAAGAACGATGGGAAACTGTCTTTGACAGACGGGATATTTAATCCGCAAAAATCACAACTCCTGTTATGGAAAACTGATAAAAGTGAAAGGAGTTTAAGGGTGATGGACGAAATGAAAATCAGCTCAAAATTTACACGGATGTTACTTTCAAAATTAGCAAAAGGAGTATTACATAAAAAACTTGGATACGACATAGATATCCAGTTAAACGAATTAAATGCTTCGATTTCAGATGAGAAAGCACATGTGCATGTAAGTATTGACGCGGATATGAGTAAAGAAGAACTCATGAAAATTCTGAAAAAAGTCGGTTTGAATTAGAGGGATTGAGCCAGCAATGGCTCTTTCTTTTTACTCCGCAAAATTTACAATTCCTATTATGGAGAAACAGTTAGCTCATTGGTAGAGCGCCACGCTTTTGTGGAGGTAATCGGTTCGAGTCCGATACTTGTTCTCTTTTATTTTTTTAAATCAATCTTAGGAAAGGAGATTTTTAAGAATGTGGTCAAAAATTTAAGTCTGAGTGATTTGGAGTTAATTTTATGCGATTGGTATGAAATGGATGAACAACTTCCAAATCCTATCTTTGAAAAGAAAGAATTTGAACGGGTCAGCAACGGTTTATGGGCTATTGGAGAATTTCGAAATTATGTATCAAAACAGATTTATCCAGAAACTCAAACTTCGATAAAAAATCTGAGAGAGATGGCTTGTACATTTGCGAAAAAGATGGAAATGTTTGCGTCTATGAACAAAAAGAATAGTTCTATTTTCATGACTGCAAAACTGATCGGAGAAAGTATTCAAGATTTACTACATGCTATGGAGTAAGACAAAACGAAAGGAGAATGTCATGCAAAAAGTTAAAATCTCAAAAAGAGTTGGGAGACAATTGTATCGCTCTTCGCCGACCATATTAACTGTAGTGGCTTCCATTGGAGTTGTTACAACAACTATTACGGCTGTTCGAGCAACGCCAAAGGCAATAAAAATGTTGAAAGAAGCGGAGTCAGAGAAAGGGGAAAATTTAACCAAATTAGAAATTATCCGAGCGGCTGGACCGACTTATATTCCTTCTGTGCTACTGGGAGTTTCAACCATCGCCTGTATCTTTGGGGCAAACACATTAAATCAAAAGAAACAAGCATCTTTGATGAGTGCCTACGCCATGCTTAACGAATCTTATAAGCAATATCGAAAAGCAGCCAAGACAGTTTATGGGGAGGATGCAGACGATAAGATTCATGCTGAAATGGCGAAGGACGCGTTGGTATCGACATATGACTGGGGATATCAGGTTTACAATATGGACATGGATTCCGATAGCGAGAGGTTACTTTTCTATGATCTTGCTTCGAAGAAATATTTTAGAACAACGATGGCTGCTGTATTAAATGCTCAATACCATGTAAATAGAAATCTTTCAATAAGAGGTGATTGTTCCTTGAATGAATATTTGTCTTTTCTTGGTTTGGATGAGGTAGAGGGTGGCGATACAATTGGTTGGGATATATGTTATATGATTGAAGAAATGGATTGTTACTGGTTGGATTTTGATAATTATAAAACGACTTTGGAAGATGGGCTGGAATGTATCATCATTGATACGATGGCATTGAGCAAATTTGAGTGATTCGCAAAAATTACAAACCGTATTATGAAAGGAGGCTAATGCTTTATGACGAATGGAAAAATTATCAAAACTATTGGTATTGCGGTTACCGTAATTGGGTTTGGAGTGAATATCCTTACCGATTGGGTAAATGAAAAGAAAATGGATGAGAGAATCGAAGAGAAAGTAAATGAGGCACTTGCCAAACGAGATAGCGAAAACGAAGAGGAGTCCTAACAAGGGCTCTTTCTTTTTAGTTTGGAGTAGGTGCATATGAACGATGAAGCGATTCAAAAAATTATAAGCTATGCAAACGAATATTTATTCGAACCGAGGTCAAATTGGTCTAAACAAGCCATTATGGAACGCTCATATGAAAGATGGGCAGTTGATGAGATTCTTTTAACTATTATGGATCATCCATTGACCGAAGCCGACTTTGTGATAGAAGGATTTATTTTAAAAATGGAATTTTTTCTTCATATGTCGGGAAATCAGGCAAATAATCTTATATTTCAAGTTGCAGAAAATACGGCTGAGGCACTTCTTGGTCTTATTTTATAACCACAATTTTTATATTTTCGAAAGGAGAAACATCATGAAGGTATTAAGAAAACAGGAAATTGAAACAGCTAACATTCAGGTAGGAGATCAGGTAATTATTCCATTAGCAGAGATTGGCGAGTTTAGTGCAACTGCTCACAAGGTTACGGATGAAGGAATCATGTTTATATTTGATGAGTATATTACTCGTCGTCCGATGAATAGCAAAAATACAAACAAAGGCGGCTTTGAAAAGTCTGAACTGAAAAAGTGGATGGATACGGTTCTGCTTATGGCATTCCCGGAGGAACTGCGTGATAAGATTTATGGTCTTACGCTTCCTACTGTTGGACAGATTGTGGGGCATGAAGACGAATGGGATAATAACAATTTAGAATCCGATACTGACGAGCAGCTTCCGTTGATGAAGGAACGAAAGAACAGGGTTGCTTATTTTAAAAATGATTCATCATGGGGCTGGCTGAGAAATACAACAAAAGAAGAAGTTTCTTCGGCTGATTTCGCTGATGTGTTCGGCGGTGGCGATACGAACTACAGCGACGCTTCGTACTCTGGTGGGGTTCGTCCGGAATTCTGGTTGGTTAAGCAGGAATCCAGGGGCCCTGTGCCCCGTGAAAGCAAGGTTTCTTATAGAAATTACTGTGGGGGAAGGAACTCAAAAGAGGTAACAAAAGAATCCTTACAGGAGGAGGTTTTTGAAAAAGAGAACGAGATCAAGCTTCTCAAACAGGAAATCAAAAATCTGGAAGAGAAAGAGGCTATGGAACAGGCGGCTCGTGAAACGAAAAAAGTGATGGATAGTTATATTCAGGCTGGATTTACGAAAGACGAGGCGTTTCAGATGGTAATGGAGCTATCAAAAACGATTCTCGGAGGAGGAAGATAATGAAAAAAGAATTATCAAAAAGCTTTTTATTGCTTAAAACATCGATTAAAAAACATAGTCCAGAAATTCTTACAGGCATTGGTATTGCCGGTATGATTACGACAACTGTTATGGCGGTTCGTGCAACACCAAAGGCTCTTATTCTTATCGAAGAAAGAAAAGAGGAAATCGGTGTTAATCAGCTCGAAGCCGTAGATTTGATAAAGACAACATGGATGTGTTATGTTCCGGCAGCACTTACGGGGACACTTTCCATCGCATGTTTAATCGGCGCTAGTTCGGTAAACGTTCGTCGGAACGCAGCACTCGCAACAGCCTACACCTTATCAGAATCGGCTCTCAAAGACTATCAGGAAAAAGTAATAGAGATGTTTGGAGAGAAGAAAAACGAAGCTGTAAAGGATGCTATTGCAAAAGACAAAGTTGAGAAGAATCCGGTGGTTACACGAGAAGTAATCATTACAGAAAAAGGAAATACACTTTGCTATGATGCGGTGTCTGGGAGGTATTTCAAGGGAGATATCGAGAAAATTAAGAAAGCTGAATGTGAGCTGAATCGACAGATGAGGGATGAAATGTACATATCCCTGAATGATTTTTACTATGAAATTGGTTTGGATAATATTAAGCTGGGGGATGAACTTGGTTGGAATATTGATGACGGATATATCGACTTATCCTTCAGTTCGCAATTAGCCAGTGATGGAACACCTTGTCTGGTGATTGATTACACAATTGCGCCGAGATACGACTTTCGTAATTTGAGATAACCGCGCGAAAAAAACAATGGCTTTAATGGAAGAAGAATCACACATTTTCAAAAAATGAAAGGAGAATATTTATGGAAACTAATGAGATCATGAACAATGAAGAGGTTATGGAGACAACTACTGAGGAAATCGTTAAAGCGAGTTCTGGTAAAGGGTTTAAGGTTGCGGCTGGTGTTGGTTTAGCTGTACTTGCAGGTGTTGTAATCTACAAGTATGTGGGTAAACCGATGATTGCCAAAATCAAAGCTCAGAAGGAACAGCAGGTTATCGATGCTGAGTGGGAAGATTCAGATGAACCGAACATCGAGAATGAGAAAGAGGAATCCGAAGAAATTTAAAGAGAAAACTGTGTTTCAACACGAGGGAGAGTATCTGTAACAAGGTACTTTCCCTTTTTTCTTTTATCCGGAGGTGAATTTTATGAATTTATATTTATATGATGGACCGGTGATGGAGTTCGATAACTGTGTTGCCAATCGTTGGACTGCTTCTACACGAGCGGTTTCTGAAAAGAAAGCACGATCGAATCTTACATATCAATTTAAAAAGAAAAACAATCGACTTCCGGGTACAAAGATTATATTACCTGGAAAAATTAGTCTAGTGAGTGGAAAGGAGACAACTTAATGGAGGAATATAAGCCAAATTCCCATAAGTCAAAGGAGGAACGAAAAGAATCTATTCCGGAAAAACATGTAGAGAAAGTAATTTCCGGAACGGTGAAACCTAAGAAGAAGTCAGAAATGCAGAAGTTTGCGGACGTATTCATTTCTGAGGATGTCAACAATGTGAAATCGTATATTGTGATGGACGTTCTTGTGCCGGCAATTAAAAAGGCAATTTCCGATATAGTAACCAACGGTATTGATATGATTTTGTACGGGGAAGCTGGGAAATCAAAAAAGAATTCTACAGCGTCCAAAGTATCCTATCAGAAATATTATGATGGCGGAAAAAAAGATTATGCCGCACCGAAAAGTCGGACGAGTTATGAATATGATGAACTCTTATTTGAAACTCGCGGAGATGCAGAATCCGTTCTGGATGCGATGAATGAGATTATTGCTCAGTATGAGGTTGTCAGTGTCGCAGACCTCTATGATTTGGCGAATGTATCCAATGACAACTATGCCGCAAATAAATATGGTTGGACGGATATTGCTGGATGCAGAGCAGTTCGTGTACGGGATGGCTATATCTTGAAATTACCTAAACCTACACCATTGTAAAGGAGAAAATAGATTATGTATGAATCAGAAGATAAAATGGTATCTCATCCGGAGCATTATATGTCCAAGACAGGTATGGAAGTCATTGACGTCATTGAAGCGTTTACCGACGAATTAAAAGGTATTGAGGCAACTGATACCGGAAATATCATTAAATATGCCTGCCGTTGGAAGAAGAAAAACGGTATTCAGGATTTGGAGAAAATCCTTTGGTATGCGCAGCATTTAATTGATCATTTAAAAAATATAGAAGAGGAGAATAAGTAACCATGAAAAAAGCAGAGATTGTTAAGAGTGTGAACGGTTTGTTTAGCAAAACAAGTTTTCAGTTAAAGAAGCATAGTCCGGAGATTCTTGTTGTAGCGGGGGTTATCGGCGTAGTCACAAGTGCGGTAATGGCATGTAAAGCGACAACGAAAGTCAACGAGATTCTGGACAAGACTAAAGAAGATGTTGAGGCAATTCATAAATGCGAAGAAGATGAATCTATGAAAGAGCAGTATTCCAGCGAAGATGCAAAGAAAGATTTAACGATTGTATATGCTCAGACAGGCGTAAAGTTTGCAAAGTTATACGGTCCGTCTGTTGTGCTGGGAGCATTGTCAATTACCAGTATTCTTGCATCTAATAATATTCTTCGTAAGAGGAATGTCGCTTTGGGTGCGGCTTATGCAGCTATTGATAAAGGATTTAAAGAATATCGAAATCGAGTAATTGAAAGATTCGGTGAAGAGGTTGATCGTGAACTGAAATATAATCTCAAAGCCAAAAAGTTTGAAGAAACTGTTGTAGATGAGGAAACTGGAAAAGAAAAAAAGGTTAAGAAAAATGGCTTTGTTGTGAGTCCTGCGGATATTAGCGGATATGCTCGTTTCTTTGAGAAATATACACAGGATGAGGACGGAAATTCTATTTTGAATCCTCATTGGGAAAGCAATAATGAGTACAATTTAATGTTTATCAAGGCACAGGAGCGTTATGCTAACGATCTTCTGAAGGCTAAAAAGCGAGTATTTCTGAATGATGTTTATGAGATGCTGGGTCTTCCAAGAACAAAAGCTGGTCAGATTGTAGGTTGGGTTTATGATCCTGAGCCAAAGGGAGATAACTATATTGACTTTGGTCTGTATGCAGACAATTTGAGTTATTCTGATTATGTCAATGGATTTGATCAGGCAATCCTTCTCGATTTCAACGTGGACGGAAATATTTGGGAGTTGATGTAAGAAAAAATTTTATAACCATCCCTAAGAGTTGACCAATTCTTTGGGGATGGTTTTTTAGGAGGATTTTATGCGTAAGTTAATCAAAGTAATAGCCGTTCCAGTCTTATGTTGCATTATTCTATGTATATTGTTTTTCATGGTGGACTTCCGCTCAAATGGAGAAGAAGTTTCAGTCCCCAGAGTAATTGATGTTAGAAAGAAGGAGCCGGTTATTGCAGTTTGGCAAGAAGAAGCAGTTCCGATTGCTATTGAGGAAACGGAGGAATCAACAGAAATTATAGAAGAAATGTCGAAAGAAGATGTGGAGTTAATTGCTCTTGTTACAATGGCTGAAGCAGAGGGCGAGTGCGAAGAGGGAAAACGACTTGTAATCGACACTATACTAAACAGAGTTGATTCTGAACATTTTCCAGATACCGTTTACGAGGTTATCTATCAGCCAAATCAATTTTCATCTATGTGGAATGGGCGAGTTGATCGATGCGAGGTTCGAGAAGATATTTGCGGGCTTGTTTATGAAGAATTGGAATCAAGAACAAATTATGAAGTTATGTTCTTTACTGCTGGTGAGTATAGTGCATACGGTGTTCCTATGTTTCAGGTTGAAAATCATTATTTTTCAAGATACGAGTAAGGAAAGGGGAATTATTATGCGTAATTTTTTAGCAGTTGTGTCTTATACATTGGCAGCTATGTCTGGTATTTGTTTTGCTGGTGGAATCGCCATTCTGTCAGCAGGAAAGGGGCACTAATATGGATGGTCTGGAGAATATAATATCGGTACTGGACTATGTTCTGGATACCAAAAGAAAAAGACATATTACAGGAGGCATTTTGTTGAGTGTCTCCTTTCTTTTTGGAGGATTAGCAATAACTGTAATGACAATCAAAAATGAGGAGGATGAGTATGAACAGTAAAAGGTGGGTTCTTCTTGCTTTTATTGCTGGAGTAGGGGGAGGCTCTGTATGTACATGGCAACTACTCAAGCGAAAATACGAGCAAATTGCCCAGGAAGAGATTGATTCTGTAAAAGCGGCTTATGCCGCAAGAGAAAATGTAGAAAAAGCAGGGAAGAGTTTGTTAGAAGGCTTACAAGACGGTCTGAAGAAAAATGAAGCTCAAGAAAACGAAGATTTAAAAAAATATAAATCCATCATTCAGAAAGAAGGCTATACAAATTATTCTCGCAGTGTGGAAGAAAAGAAAGGAGATCCGTTCGTGGAAAAGCCATATGTTATTTCGCCAGAGGAATTTGGCGAATTTGAGGAATATGAAAAAATCAGTCTTACCTATTATGCGGATCAAGTCTTGACAAATGAAAACAATGAAGAGGTAGACGATGTGGAAGAAATTGTTGGAGAGGAATCTTTGACACACTTTGGGGAGTATGAGGACGATTCCGTATTTGTCCGAAACGATCGGTTAAAGTGTGATTACGAAATTCTACTTGATCAGAGGAACTATTCCGATGTTACAAAGACGATGCCACATCGAGTGGAGGAACGATGACGAAGAGCGAGCTTAATGATACATATTTTAATTGGATGTGTCAGCTTGTGTTTGATGGCAGATATTCGAAGAAATTATCGTATCGAAGACTTTTGAAGGTTCTGCATAAAATTGAGTTTACTTACAGTATTCCGATGGATGGAAATCGTGCGGAAGATGGTGTTGATTTGAGGTATCGGTTTGGATATGAGAACGGATACAGTAGCTCCATGATTTCCGCCTATTTAGATAATAAGACGTGCAGCGTTCTAGAAATGATGATTGCACTTGCTATTCGGTGTGAAGAGCATATCATGGACGATCCTGATGTGGGAAACCGAACTGGACAGTGGTTTTGGAATATGATTGTAAATCTTGGATTAGGATCTATGAACGATTCTAAATTCGACAGAGCCTATATTGAAGAAATTGTGCAAAGATTTCTGGAACGAAAATATAGTCGAAATGGTGCAGGAGGACTGTTTACAGTAAACCATAGTAGATACGATTTGAGAACTGTTGAAATCTGGTATCAGATGTGCTGGTATTTAGACGAAAATGTTTAGGAGGAACGCTATGAGCCATAGTGAAGTAATGAAATGGTTTGAATATTATTTTCCAGATTATGCGGGTGAACGAATAGATGTATTCTTTCCAAATGGAAGAAATAGTATTCGGATACGCCAGAAAAATGGTCAGGAATTTATATTCACTTACCACAGTCAAAAAGAATGGAAATTAGAAACAATTACCAGTTTTTTGAACGGGATGAAGGGAGGAAAAAAGTAAAATGTGTGAGATTATGAATTATATTTTTAGGAGTTTACATAATTCGGACAGAAGGTTAGATGTTATTTCAAAAGCTATCAGAAAACAGCAAAAATTCAACAACTGTGTTGCGGTTTTTTCTGTTCTGGTTACGATGAATTTTTTTATTGGAGAGATTGAAAGACAGGAGCGAGCAGCAAAAATTAAAAAGCTTGAAAGCGAAATCGAGGAATTAAAGCGTGACAAAGGAGAGTAAAAAATGAGATGATCGACTTTTTGATGATTTCCACACGTAGTACAAAGCGTGGTGTAATTGAAATCTATCCAAAGTTCATTATTAAAAAAAGCTCCGATCTGATGATTCGAGGTGGTGACTTCTACGCTATCTGGATTGAAGAACGAGGCTTATGGTCTACGGACGAACAAGATGCTTTACAGTTGATTGACCGTGAGCTGGATAGATACGCAGAAGAAAGCCGCCAGCGCTTTGACTCTGATATTAAAGTCCTTCACATGTGGGATGCTGAATCTGGAATGATTGATTCCTGGCACAAATATTGTCAGAAACAGATGCGGGATTCTTTTCACACACTGGATGATAAATTGATATTCTCCAACACCAAGACCGACAAAAAAGATTACGCCAGTAAAAAGCTGAAATATCCGCTTGAAGCTGGCGATCTGTCTGCTTATAACAAGTTGATGTCCACTTTGTACTCTGAGACAGAGAGACAGAAGATTGAATGGGCTATCGGTTCCATTGTGTGCGGAGAATCAAAGAAATTGCAAAAATTTATGGTTTTGTATGGAGCTGCCGGAACAGGTAAATCTACGGTTCTCAATATTATTCAACAGCTTTTTGAGGGATACTATTCCGTTTTTGATGCCAAAGCTCTTGGTTCATCCAGTAATTCTTTTGCATTGGAAGCATTCAAGAACAACCCTCTCGTGGCTATTCAACATGATGGGGATTTGTCAAGGATTGAAGATAATACTAGATTGAATAGTTTGGTGTCACACGAGCTAATGACGGTAAATGAGAAATTCAAATCTACTTATTCAAACCGTTTTAAATGTTTTTTATTCATGGGTACAAATAAACCAGTAAAGATAACAGACGCAAAATCAGGTCTAATACGACGATTGGTGGATGTATCTCCTTCTGGAAATAAATTAGGACCCAAAGAATACAAGACAATTATGAAACAGATTGAATTTGAGCTTGGAGCAATCGCATATCACTGCCAAGAAATCTATTTGAAGAATCCTGGAATGTATGATGATTATATTCCTATCGCGATGTTAGGCGCTTCGAACGATTTTTATAATTTCATTGTCGATTCGTATCATGTCTTTAAGAGAGAAAACGGTACAACTTTGAAAGCTGCTTGGGAAATGTATAAAACTTATTGTGATGAAGCAAAAGTCGGATATCCATTTTCACAGAGGGTTTTTAAGGAAGAACTGAAAAACTATTTTCGAGACTACAAAGAACGATTCAATATGGAAGATGGCTCAAGAGTAAGAAGCTATTATATTGGATTTCGGACAGAAAAGTTTGAAGAGGAAACTATTGTAGAGAAACAGGAAGAAAAGCATTCGTTGTTACACTTTGACAGCATAGAGTCTGTATTTGATAGGGAGTGTTCTGATTGTCCGACTCAGTATGCAACGGAAAAAGAAACTCCGTCAATGAAGTGGGATAATGTAAAAACCAAACTGTCAGACTTGAATACTTCTCAAATCCATTATGTTAAAGTCCCGGAGAATCACATTGTGATTGATTTTGATATTCCGGATAAAGACGGAAATAAATCGTTTGAGCGGAATGTAGAAGAAGCAAGTAAGTGGCCGGCAACATATGCAGAGTTAAGCAAAAGCGGAAAGGGAGTTCACCTTCATTATATCTATACGGGAGATGTGAACAAATTAAGTCGTGTTTATGACGACCATATTGAAGTAAAAGTGTTCACAGGCAAAAGCTCATTACGGAGAAAGCTTACGAAGTGTAATGACTTGCCTATCGCAGCTATTAGCTCTGGTTTACCGATGAAAGGAGAAAATAAAATGGTAAATTTTGAAGCGATAAAAAGCGAGAAAGGGCTTAGAACACTGATTAAACGAAATTTGAATAAAGAAATTCATCCAGGTACTAAGCCTAGTATCGATTTTATCTACAAAATACTGGAAGATGCTTACTCCAGTGATTTAAGTTATGATGTGACGGATATGCGTAATGCGGTATTGGCATTTGCAGCAAACAGTACACATCAAGCCGATTATTGTATTAAATTGGTAAACAAGATGCAATTCAAATCGGCAGACCCTTCCACAGCGGGGAAAAATGAAGAGGCAAAACTGGTGTTCTATGATATTGAAGTATTTCCCAATTTATTCCTTGTAAATTGGAAGATGGAGGGGGAAGGGAAACCAGTTGTGCGGATGATCAATCCAACACCAACGGAAATTGAAGAATTGATGCGATTCCGATTGGTTGGATTTAACTGTAGGAGATATGACAATCATATTCTCTATGCAAGACTTATGGGTTATACAAATGAGCAATTATACAATCTTTCGCAAAAGATTATCAGTGGAAGCCCAAACTGTTTCTTTGGAGAAGCTTACAATGTTTCTTATACGGATGTATATGATTTTGCATCTGCTGGAAACAAAAAAAGCTTGAAAAAGTTGGAAATTGAAATGGGAATCCATCATCAAGAATTAGGACTTCCATGGGATCAACCAGTACCGGAAGAAATGTGGACAAAAGTTGCTGAGTATTGTGATAACGATGTGATTGCTACGGAAGCAGCGTTTCGTTATCTGAAAGCGGATTGGACTGCTAGACAGATTCTGGCGGATTTAGCTGGAATGACTGTCAATGATACCACTAACACTCTTACTCAGAAAATTATATTTGGGAATGAGCGAAAACCGCAAGACCAGTTTCATTATCGTAACTTAGCAGAACCAGTACATGATCTTGATGATGAAACATATTCGTTCTTAGCGGAAGCATGTCCGGAAATGATGTCTCAAACGCATGGGGAAGAAGGAAGTCTTTTACCATATTTTCCAGGATACAAGTACGAAAACGGAAAGTCTACTTATCTAGGAGAAGAAGTTGGAGAGGGCGGCTATGTTTATGCAGAACCAGGAATGTATGGAGATGTAGCTCTGTTAGATATTTCTTCCATGCATCCGCATAGTGCGATTGCAGAGGTATTGTTCGGAGTTAAATTCACCAGAGCATTCCGTGATATTGTAGAAGGGCGAGTCAGCATTAAACATGAGGCATGGAATGAGGTCAATCATATGCTGGATGGAAAGCTGACACCGTATATTCAGAAAGTAATCGATGGAGAAATGACGGCAAAGGATTTGGCGAACGCTTTGAAGACTGCGATCAATTCTGTTTACGGTCTTACTTCTGCAAATTTTGATAATCCATTCCGCGATCCTAGAAACAAAGATAATATTGTAGCCAAACGAGGAGCTCTGTTCATGATTAACCTCAAACATGAGGTACAGGAACGGGGCTTTACTGTTGCTCATATTAAGACAGATTCTATTAAGATTCCGGACGCAACTCCTGAGATTATCCAGTTTGTTATGGATTATGGGAAACGGTATGGGTACACCTTTGAACATGAAGCTACATATGACAGAATGTGTTTGGTAAACGATGCTGTTTATATCGCCAAGTATAAAGACGGAAAATGGACCGCAACCGGTACGCAATTCCAGATTCCATATGTCTTTAAGAAACTTTTTAGTAAAGAAGAGATTGTCTTTGAAGATATGTGTGAGACAAAATCAGTAAGCAGTGCGTTATATTTGGATATGAATGAGGGGCTTCCCGATGTATCTTCTTCTGAAAAGGAATTTGCAAAATTGGAAGATCAATACAAGAAAGGGTTACTCTCAGATACAACTCTCGAGAATCTTTGTGGGGAACTGCTCGAACGTATTGAAGAAGGACACAATTATATTTTCATTGGACGAGTTGGTCAATTCTGCCCGATTAAGCCGGGGGCTGGCGGCGGTTTATTGATGAGAGAAAAAGATGGAAAGTATTATGCTGCTACAGGCTCAAAAGGGTATCGATGGTTGGAATCAGAGATGGTTAGAGAATTATCTAAAGAAGATTCTATCGACCGTTCTTATTATGACAAACTTGTCGATGATGCTGTAAAGACCATATCTAAATATGGCGATTTTGAATGGTTTGTTTCGGAAGATCCTTACATCGCAAAGCCAAAACTTGAGGATTTTATGAACATTCCAGAAGATGCAGATGAAGAAATACCATTTAATTAAAAGAAAAGGAGAAATATATCATGGCTTTTAAAAATGTACCAAATATCATTATCGAAAACGCTCGCATTATCTTTCGTAATTTCAGAGGAGAAGAATCAAAGTATAATCGCGCGGGTAATCGGAACTTCTGTGTCATCATCGAAGATCCGGAACAGGCAAAGAAACTTTCCAATGATGGATGGAATGTAAGACTGCTGGCTCCGAGAGACGAGGACGAAGAACCGAGACATTATATCCAGGTGGCAGTCAGCTTTGAGAATATCCCGCCTAAGGTATATATGATTACTAGAAAAACAAAAACACCGTTGGATGATGAATCCATTTCCACTTTGGACTATGCGGAGATTCGGAATGTTGATTTGACGATTCGACCGTATTCTTGGGAAGTGAATGGTAAGACCGGTATTAAGGCTTATCTGAAGACGATGTATGTCACCATCGAAGAGGATGAGTTTGCTGAAAAGTATGCGGAGGAAGAGGGACCGGAAGAAGTTTAATTCCTCTAAAATATAAAAATAGGGTGCTTGCTATCACCAAGCAGGGTAAATGTCCTAAGGTAAAAGGAAACAGCCCTCTATTTTCGTGAAAGGAGAAAAACTATGGTATTTTGGAATCAGAAAAAGAAGCGAACCACAGCGAAACCGAAAACAACTGCTTCTATTTCTAAACCCAAAGTAGGTAGCGTAAAACAAGAACTAAATATTCCGCCACAACCTAAGAAAACAGATATACCAAAGCCTAAAAATGAGAATGTTAAAAAGCAATTTCTAAAAACATTTAATCAGTTGACTTACCGGCACCGATCATGGGATGTATGGCGGGATTTCATCATAATGTTTGCCTGTTCTTTATCGAATCCCGTGGATAAATTCCACTATGAAGAACGGGAAAAACGATATTTGAAAATTATTAAAAAATACAATAAGCGGGAGCAAGAGCGGTTCCCGGAATTGGCTGCCTATGTAGTTATGGCTTTGGAAGAAAACCCAGAGCAGGACTTTCTAGGCAGTATTTTTATGGAGTTGAATCTGGGCGATAAATCCAACAGTCAATTTTTTACTCCATATCATGTATGTGAATTGATGGCAAAAGTAACCGAAGAGGATGTTGCTGCTGTTGTGAAAGAGAAAGGATATATAACCATTAACGATTCTTGTTGTGGGGCAGGAGCTACTTTAATTGCAGCGATCAACGAAGCAAGAAAACAATTAGAAAAAGTTAATCTGAATTTTCAGAATCATGTATTGGTTGTGGCGCAGGATATTGACGAAATTGTCGCTTTGATGTGTTATATTCAGCTTTCACTTCTTGGAGTGGCTGCATATATCAAGGTGGGTGATGTATTTACACAACCGATGTCTACGGATGATAATGGAGAAAATTACTGGTTCACAATGATGTATTTTTCGGATGTGTGGGCTATGAGAAGAGTGTTTCACAGTTTATGAAAGGATGGAAAATATGATTAAAACAGTGTCGTTAAAGAAAGAGGACTGTTATTGCGATTTGGCTACCTTTTATGAAAATGTAGCACGAAAAATATCGGCAAGAATAACAGATAAAACCAAATTTGATTGCCGAAAAATTTGCGTTACGAAAGACGTTCAAGAAGTGTTATGGTCTTATTATCGTGAGGAGAAGAACCAAACTGACGAACAGATAGCATCTATATTGCTGATAGGTGGACCCAAAGCGAATTTGGAGGAGCATGGGATTCTGGAGTATCGAGCAGAAGTTGAAAACGAATTTGTATCTTGTGGGGAGAATCCAGATGGCTGTTAAACTATATGATTATCAGATAGCAGCAGTAGAAAAAATGCGGAATGGATGCATCCTTTGCGGGGGTGTTGGAAGTGGAAAATCCAGAACTGCTTTAGCTTATTATTATCTTCAAAACGGTGGAGAACCGAGCTGTTTGATAGGAACAGAGGAATATATTCCAATGGAAGATCCTCCAAAAGATTTGTATATCATTACAACAGCCAGAAAGCGGGACACGATGGAATGGGAGGGGGATCTTTCACCCTTCCTTCTTTCCATTCATAAAGATGTCAATCTATACTCCAATCAGATTGTCGTGGATTCTTGGAATAACATTGGAAAGTATGCAGATGTGAAAAATTCTTTCTTTATATTTGACGAGCAAAGAGTAATTGGGTCAGGAGCATGGGTAAAGGCATTCCTAAAGATAACGAAATCTAACCAATGGATTCTGCTATCGGCAACTCCGGGAGATACATGGCAGGATTATATTCCAGTGTTCGTTGCGAACGGATTCTACAAAAACCGAACAGAGTTCATCCGGGAGCATGTGGTATATAGCAGATTTAGTAAATTTCCAAAGATTGATCGATATCTAAACACTGGACGATTGATCCGTCTAAGAAATCGAATTCTGGTGAATATGGATTTCAAGCGACAAACAGTTTCACATCACGAAGATGTGTTTGTGCGGTATAGTATCGAGCAATATAAAGATGTGGGAAGAACCAGATGGGACCCGTACAAGAATGAACCAATTACAAACGCTGCTGGTCTTTGCTATGTGTGGCGAAAAATTGTGAATACAGACGAATCAAGACAACTTGCACTGCTGGAAATTGTAGAAAAACATCCAAGAGCCATTATATTTTACAATTTTGATTATGAGTTGGAGCTTTTAAAAGAATTGTTTATTCCATATGCAGATACTATATATTTTGAAATCGCGGAATGGAATGGTCATAAACATCAACCTATTCCAGAATCAAAAAGCTGGGTATATCTTGTCCAATATAATGCGGGAGCTGAAGGATGGAATTGTATTAAAACTGATACGATTATATTCTATTCCCAGAATTATTCCTACAAAATCATGCAGCAGTCAGCAGGGCGGATTGACCGATTAAATACACCATTCAAAGACTTATATTATTATCATCTAAAATCTCGAAGCGGAATTGATTTAGCAATCAGTAAAGCATTAAAGGAAAAGAAGGATTTTAACGAAACGAGGTTTGTGAAGTGGTAACAATCTTATAGCAATACCGTCGAGCTTGTGCTAATATTAAAGAAGGAACAAAATGCAATTCAAGAAAATGTACGCAAAAATAACATGCCCTATAATGAAAGGTATATTTACCTTATCTTAAAAGAAAGGGCTTGCTGAAGGAGGCAGGTAAGTGGAAGACAATATGAAAGAATTTATTGCTTACAGCAGAAAACTTTTGAGAAGTCTTGTAAAACTCAGAAAATTATTGGAGAAAGGCGAATATGATGAAGCCAAATCAATACTCGATGAGTTGATCGAGGATACTCAGAGAGACATCGAAGCGTAACCAAGAAATAATTATGTCGGAAAGGACCTGTGGTTGAAAAATCGCAGGCTCTTTCTTTTTTTTTAATATCAAATGGGTGGTTTATTATGAACGAAGAATATTTAGAAGTTAATTTTGAAAAATATTGCAAGACGTGTCAGAACAAGGAATTGGGGGAAAAATTTGATCCCTGTAATAGATGCTTAGAACACGGTTGTAATCTGAATTCTCATAAGCCAGTTATGTGGGAGGAAAAGAAAAAATGAAATCAACAGATAGTGTTATTGTAAGTTGGGATTTTTCTCGTGGAAAAGATGTCGGTGTTTTAATTGTTGGTAGTCAGAAAAACGGACAAGTGGACATCATCAATGCCTATCAAGGAAAGGAAGCATACGAGCTTTATCGAAAACTTACAGTTAAGAAGAAAGGAGACCAGCTATGAAAAGTCAACCATAAATTAGCAAAAAATTTCTTTTTCATATCGGTGGTAAAAAAGGGTAACTTTAATAGAGCTCCCTTAGGGTGCTT